TAATTACGACTACAAATTGCTTTCAACATACCGAACCTATTAGTAGCTTTGTAGAAGGGATATCGTTGAGTTTGGATAAATTCGGTATTTGGTGCTTAGAATTTCCATACTGGAAAACTAGCTTAGAGACTAATCAGTTTGATCAAGTCTACCATGAACATGTTTACTACTACTTATTAAAGCCTCTAGTAAAGTTATTTAATAAGTATAATTTACAGATAATCAAAGCAGTAAAGTATCCTATACACGGAGGTACTATGAGATTACTAATAACACATAAAGGAGAGTTAGGGCAAGCTTTTCAACCTTGTGACTATAGTATCGAAGATTATTTAGAGAAAGAAAGCAATACAGTACAGGATTACATAGATTGGGGAAAAGGAATAGAGTTGTATATAAAAAAATCTAAAGATTTTATTTTAAACTTAAAAAACCAAGGTTATAAACTAGCAGGATTTGGTGCAGCAGCAAAGGGATGCATATACTTAAATGCAATGCAACTTACAGATAAAGAAATAGACTACGTAGTCGATGATACTAATTTAAAACAAGGCAAATACATTCCAGGTACCGGTATAAAGATAGTAGATAGAACTACCTTAAAAACATCACCGCCAGATTACATACTAGTATTAGCACATAATTTTGCAGAGTATATAATAAAGTCTTTAGCGTTGGAAGTTCAAGCAAAATTTATTATATTATTACCAAGAGTCAAAGTGATAGATCTAAATTAACTTTATGAAAATACCGGTTATTGGAGCGCCAGTTATGAAAAACCCGCAATGGGTGGAGAGGTTGTATAGGAGTATAGATTACCCTGTAGAAAACTTTGTTATATTTAATAATAACGGTAAAGGAGAGATAACACAGCAGCTTGAGGAGTTAGATAAAAATAAAAATTACTTTGTTGATAAATTAACAGTATGCCATCTCCCTGCTAACTTAGGTATTCCTTGCGTTTGGAACTTAATTATAAAATCTTACATAAACGCTCCTTTCTGGATAATAACAAATGACGACATAGCTTTTACCGAAGGTTTTCTAAAAGAGATGGTACAAGCCTCTCAACAAAACGACATAGGTATAGTTCATGGATATGGAGGAGATTTTAATGACGGATCATGGGACCTTTTCTTAATTAAAGATTGGGTTATTCAGGAGTACGGATTATTTGATGAAAACTTATCTCCAGCTTACTGCGAAGATGCAGATTACATTATGAGAGTATGGGCAAAACCTTTAAAGCGAGTTTACAGTTTAACTAGACCTTACTACCACGGAGATGGATTAGCTCATGAATACTATAAACACGGAAGCCAGACAGTTAAATCAAGCTCTGAATTACAAATGCGCCTATCTCAAATAAACCAAATTAATTTTGAATACCTAAATAAGAAGTGGGGCGAAGGATGGAGGATGACTGATCCTTACAAATATCCTTTTAATAACGAAGCTTTCCCGATATCAACAACAACTTTCGATTTAGAATTTATTAGAAGCAAACAAATAAACCTTTAAAAATAACACCATGTTCACAACTTACACATTCCCTAAAAAAGAAAACGATCCTCAAAATTTCTACTACTACCTTACAAAATTCACTCCAGAAGAACTATCTAAGATAGACCAGGACCTTAATTCACTGCAATTTGAAGAAGCTACTGTTATTGGAGATGGAAACGAGGGTAAAAAAATTAGATCATCCCGTCTTAAGTGGATACCAAAAACACCACAGTGGGAATGGCTATATGAACGCTTAATGGCATGTGTTATTGAAGCTAACGAAGTACTTTGGGATTTTAATCTACATCACATAGTCGATAATATTCAATATACAGAATATTTAGCTTCTGAGAGCGGTCATTACGTATGGCATCAAGACATAGGCCCTGGTTCGCCATCTCTCAGAAAAGTTTCAGTTGTAGTTCAGCTAGCCGGTCCTGATGACTATAATGGAGGTGATTTACAGTATTGGCTAGGAGGAGATAACTTTGTAACTGCCTCTCGTGATAAAGGTGCAGTATTTGTATTCCCTTCTTATATGATGCATAGAGTTACTAGAGTAACGAAAGGTATGCGCCGATCTTTAGTGTTTTGGGTAGGCGGAGAACATTTCAAATAATATAGTAGCTATCAGGCGGATATAGATCATTTCAAATTTAATATTGTGTATATTATATCTAATTCTGTCACGTAATCAGCTATTTATATATTAGACCTGCTAAGTAATATTACTATTTATAAAAAACAAAACTTATGAAGCTCGTTAACATTCTCAACAAATTAAAGAGTCTTTTTATCAAATCCGAACCTAAAGTAGAAGCTCCCGTTGTAGAAGCAAAACCTGAGAAGGTTAAAAAAACAGTCAAAAAAGTTACAAATAAGAAATAATTATGGAAGAAAGAAAATTAACTCCAGAAGAGTTACAAGAGTTTCAGAACAATAGAACTGAAGCTAACCGTTTAGCTGCAGTCTTAGGTGAAATACATTTCCAGAGAACACTATTAGATCTTGAATTAGAGAATCTGAAAGAAGCTATTAAAGCTAACGCTATTAAACAACGAAATCAATTGAAACAGCTTGGTGAGAAGTACGGAGACGGATCCATTGATCCTGAAACAGGTACAATTACCTCTGTTTTAGCTTAATGTAGAGTACTCCTTAGGAATAAATTAGGTTTTGCCTTTACGGACTGATATTTATTACTAGAAATAAATTATTAAAATGGCAGAAGCATTAATTTCACCAGGCGTATTCCTAAGAGAAAATGACCTTTCTCAGGTAACTGCAGGTCCAGTAACTGTCGGTGCAGCCTTAATAGGCCCTACAGTAATAGGAAAGCCTAATATTCCCACTCTCGTTACTTCGTATTCTCAGTATAAAGCTAGATTTGGAACTACATTCGTTTCAAACAGCAATACTTACGAATATATGACGTCTCAAGCCGCTTACAACTACTTTCAACAAGGAGGTACTTCCTTACTTGTAACAAGAGTAGCTAGCGGCTCTTATACTGCTGCAAGCTCTTCACGTATTCCTTGCGGAATTGCAGGAGAGAGCCCATTTGTTCTTGAAACCCTTTCAGTAGGTACTATCATGAACAACAATCAAGGCGTTGATACAATAACCGGCAGTATTCTACCTTCTGGTTCAGCAAGTAACGTTAGATGGCAAATTACTCAAGCCGATTCCGCTTCCGGCCAATTTACTTTACTAATCAGGAGAGGTGACGATTATAATGCAAACCAGACTGTACTTGAGACTTGGACTAATCTTTCTTTAGATCCAAATCAGAATAACTATGTCGCTTACGTAATTGGAGACCAAACACAAACGGTAGCTACAGATAGTGATGGACAGAAGTACTTAGAGATTACAGGAAGCTACCCTAACGCCTCTCTATATGTCCGTGTTAAATCTGTTAATTTACCAACACCTAACTACCTAAATCCACAAGGACAAGCTTACACTCAATATACTGCATCAATCCCAACTAATGGAACTGGATCAGAAAATGGAGCCTTTGGCGGTGCAACAGGTCCTTTATATGGATGCTTTGGCTTAGCTGCATTAAATTTATACGAAAATATTCCAGTAGTATCTTCAACTGGTGCTACTCCGGGAACTAATATTCAAGGTGTATTCCCTGATAACTATACTACTGCTATCAATCTTCTATCTAACCAAGACCAGTACGTATATGATGCAATTTACGCACCTGGTATCTCAAATCAAAACGCTTCATCAATTGTTGGTAGTCTATTATCTACAGTTCAGAACCGCGGAGATGCTATCGCAGTAGTTGACATGGTTGGATATAATCAAACTATTTCATCTGCTACTATATCTGCACAATCTTACGATAACAGCTACGGTGCTACATATTGGCCTTGGGTACAGGTTCGCTCTATTGAAACTGGCCGTTTAAACTTCGTACCTGCTTCTGTAATTATTCCTGGAGTGTACGAATATAATGATAAGGTATCAGCTGAGTGGTTTGCACCAGCAGGTCTTAATCGTGGAGGTCTACCAACTGTAATTCAGCCTGAAAGACGTCTAACTGTAGGACAGCGTAACACGTTGTATTCTGCTAAAGTTAACCCAATCGCAGTATTTCCAGGACAAGGTACAGTAGTATATGGTCAAAAGACCTTACAAGCTCGAGCTTCTGCACTTGATCGCGTAAACGTACGTCGTCTATTGATTGCGTTAAAAGGATATATTGGTCAAATAGCACAAACTCTTGTATTTGAGCAAAACACTGCAGTTACTCGTAATAGATTCCTTTCTCAAGTTAATCCATATCTAGACTATGTACAGCAGCGTCAAGGTCTTTATGCCTTCCGCGTTGTAATGGACGAAACAAATAATACACCGGATGTAATTGACCGTAACCTACTTGTAGGTGCTATCTACTTACAGCCAACTAGAACTGCTGAATTCATTCAACTTGACTTCAACATTCTACCAACTGGTGTAACATTTGGAGCTTAAAATAAAAAATACCTTTAGATGAAAAATAATACGAAAGTTAGATTACATTTATCAAAGCAATTATTTGAATCTCTTGCCAAGCAAGTAATTACTGAGTCCAAGAAAAATTTTGGCGCAGGAATGGAAGAGGTTAAAGTTAAAAAAGATAAAAAAGAAAAAGCTCCTGAAGTTAAAGCTACTGATAAAATGAAGTCTATGGAAGAAATGGAGACTAGAGTAGCTGAAAAGAAAGATAAAGTAGAAGAGATAGCTGAACCAATCCAACAGCTTCTTTCAGACCCAGAAACTTTTAAATCTTTCCTACAAAGTCTTGCAATTCTCGGTACAAGTGGTGCTGCTATCGCAGGCTTTATTAAGCTAGGTGTTAAGAAAATGGCATCTAAGTTAAAGAAAGATCCTAAATATGCAGGTAAGTCTGACGATGAAATCGAAAAAATGATAGGTGCAGAACTTACAGGCAAGGTTCAGAAAACAGCAGGTGGTTCTGGTGAAGGAGGTATATTACCCGAAAAGAAAAAAGTACAAGAATTTCTCGGATTAGGTAAGAAAATTACTATTCCAGATAAAAATGATCCAAAAACTATGGTTAAAGTCGGTAAAGGTGATTACGTAGTTTATAATCAGCAACCAAACGGAGAAAACGAAGGAACATATGAAATTGTTGATATTAACGACGCTGGAGCCTCTCTTAAAGTAGCACCACAAGATTACCAAACCTACGGTAAAATGCCTAAAGAGCTTAAAGGTGTTGTTGTTGATCCTAAAAAATTAAGTTACTACGGTAAGAAATAATATGCAGGTTATTAATCAAAGTTTATAAATAACCAGAATAGATATTTATATAAAACATAGAATAAAATGCCAGTACTAGATCCAAATGAGATAATGTTTACGGCCTACGAACCTACAGTTCAGAACCGTTTCATCATGTATATTGACGGCATTCCTTCTTTCATGATTAAGAGTGCTACTGCACCCAACATTAACTTGAATGAAGTAAAGCTTGACCATATCAACGTTTACCGTAAGATTAAAGGTAAGGCTGAGTGGCAAGATATGACCCTCAATCTTTATAATCCAATCTCTCCTTCTGGTCAACAGGCCTGTATGGAGTGGATACGTTTATCACACGAATCTGTAACAGGACGTGATGGATACTCTGACTTCTACAAAAAAGACTTGAATTTATCAATTCTCGGTCCGGTAGGAGACGTAGTATCTGAGTGGATTATCAAAGGAGCTTTCGTTAAGACTGCAAACTTCGGATCTTACGATTGGTCCAATCAAGACGCAATTACGATTGAATTGGGAATTGGAATGGATTACTGTATCTTGAACTACTAAGAACTCATTGATTTTCAATATGTTAGAAGCCGCCTAAAAAGCGGCTTTTTTCATGAAAATTACGGAAATCTTAATATCTATAACTTATTGATTTTCAATAAGATATACCACGGTAAAAAGTTGTTTCCTAACGGAAAACTCGTTATATTTAGGTGTAAAAATTAATGTTATGACGCTTACTACTTTTTTAATTGCTGTACCGATTCTACTCTTGCTAGCAGTATTTGTTAGAAACTTCTGGGGAGAGATTTTAATTACCTGGCTAGTTTTGCAGGTAATCTTTTATATCATTACCGGCTCTCTTATAACTGCTTTTTTATGGTATCTCTTTTTCGGAAGTAACGATAAGATGGAAGGCTTTGGATTACTTTGGCTATTTCACGGTATGGTATGGACCACTACAGCAGTATTATATGTCTTTATTGCTTTGGATATCTATAATTATGCTGTAAGTATTATCCGAAATATTTTTAAGATCAAGTAGCAAAAAGTTATTATTGATATATTTATCAATATATAACTAAATTAAGATTATGGCCGAAAAGTTTTCAATCCCTACAGAAACTATTGAATTACCTTCCAAAGGTAAAGTTTACGACACAACTAACCCTCTCTCTTCCGGGACCATTGAAATGAAGTATATGACTGCCCGTGAGGAAGATATTCTTACCAATGTTAACCTGCTCAAGCAAGGTATTGCAATTGAGAAAATGCTTCAATCTCTCATTAAATCCCCGGTGAGATACGAGGATCTTTTATTAGGTGATAGAAATGCTTTGTTAATAGCTGCACGTATTCTCGCTTATGGATCCCAGTATAGCTTTGAATATACAGATCCTGAAACTGAAATAAAAGAGACAGTCACTATTGATTTACAGAGCTTAAAAAACAAGAAAGTAGATCATACTCTTTTCCGGAATAAAAACGAGTTTACTTTTCAGCTACCAAACTCTAAAAACACGCTAACTTTCAAACTCTTTACTATTGAAGACGAAAAGGCTATTGATGCAGAAATTAAGAGCCTCAAGAAAGTTAACCTAGCGGCCGGAGAAATTACGACCCGTCTCAAGAGGCAGATCCTATCTGTTAATGGAGATTATGAAGCTAAGACAGTACGGGATTTTGTAGATAACGCATTAATTGCTAAAGATTCCAATCCGTTAAGAGCCTATATCGGATCGATCACACCAGATATCGATTTAACGGTTAATTTTACACTTTCATCTGGAAAAGAGGTTGAGGAGAGCCTGCCGTTGACAGCGGAATTTTTTTTTCCCGGGAGTTGAGTATAGGCAAATCTTTAAAAGAGAAGTCTTCGAACTTACTTATCATGGCGGTGGCGGTTTTCTATGGTCTGAAGTCATGGATATGCCTGTCAGCGAAAGACGTCTTAACATTAAGTTTATTAACGAACATCTTGAAAAATTACAAGAAATTCGTAACGAGCAACAAATTGTTACAGCCGATAAACCTTTGATTTCTAAACCAGATATCAAACCGAAGACTGAACCACCTACATATATTTCTAAGGTAAAAAAGAAGTAAATAGCTATTTATTTATGGAATAGTATAAAAAAACATGGCAGCAACTCCACCAAATCAAGGAGGTGGTCTAACCCCAGAAGAAAAAGAGCTTAGAGAGCAGGTACGCTATCTCGATGAGCAGGCTATGAGTATGAAAAATTTACTCAACCTAAAAAGAGAAGCTAAGAAAGCTGCAGAACAAGAAAAATCGATACACGAACAGATTAAGGCTCTTAGTAGAGAGCAGGTAAGAAATGCAGCTCTATATAATCGCTCTAGCAAAGAAATACTTAATCTCGAAGAAACTCTTAAAGCAGCTAGATTAAACAATAACACAGTTCTTGTTAAGCAAATGGAGAAAGAACTCCAGTTAGAGAAGAAAAAACAAGAACAAATAAAGCAAACTTCGGGAGGAGCTTTAGCTGCTATAATGGCGGAAGCTAAAAAGAGAAAAGAGAATGCTCTAGCAGAAAGAAATTTAATAAAAGATATAAACAAGGAAAGAGGTGTTGGATTTAAAATAATGGATCTCTTTAGATCGAAAGAAGCGCGAGAACAACAAAGAGCATTAGCTAGAGCAAGAGCAGGAGGAGGTGCAAATATACCTCCAGGAGGAGGAGGGGGTACGACAGCTGGTGCTGCAGGAGCACCTGGTGGAGGAGCAGGAAAAGCAGTAGCGGTAGCAGGCGGAGTAGCTCTTTTATTAGCCGGTTTAACACAATTGAAAAGCTATGTTGCAGGATTAGGTAAAGATCTAGCTAAAAATATTGTAGCACCTTTGTCACAGGCTTCCAGTTTAGTATCAGGAGGTATAGGAGGGGGAATGGGAATAGGTGGCGGAGCTATATCCGGTGCCGGTGCATCAGGTATCGGCAGTCTTATAGGAGGTTTTGGAGAATTAGTGAGTAAGATACCAATTGTTGGAGGCCTACTTGGCGGACTTGTTAATTTATTTAAGACTGCAGTTGAACTGACTTTAGGGCTTGATCAGGGTATTACAAACTTAGCACGAAATCTAGGGGTTTCTAAAGATAGAGCAACAGGGTTAAAAGATGAATTTAGAGCTATTGCAAGAGCTAGCGATAATGTAGTAGTTAATGAGACAAGATTAATGGAGTCGCAAGTAGAGTTAACCAAAGCTCTAGGTGTTAGAAGCCGTTTTTCAAATAGTATCTTAGATAATAACGTTAAGTTAAAAGAAATCGCAGGGTTAGAGTTAGAAACAAGAAAAGCTATTGCACAGACGAGCGTTACAACAGGTAAAAATGCAGAAAAACTTACAAAAACTATTTTAGCTCAGTCTAAAGCTTTTGAATTCGAGACTGGTGTTGCTTTCGAGTTTAGAGATGTATTGAATCAAGCCAGTAAACAAGCCGGCGTACTGGGATTAAGCTTTACAAAATACCCCGAAAAGCTTACTAAGTCACTCATGGTGACGAAAGCTATGGGATTTGAGCTTAAACAGCTTGATAGTATAGCAAGTAGTTTTTTAGATTTTGAAGGTAGTATTTCAAAAGAAATGGAAGCCCAAGTTTTGACCGGTAAAGAACTTAACCTAACTAGAGCCCGTGAAGCTGCGCTTAATAACGATTTAGTAACTCTTGCAAAAGAGATAAACACTCAAGTAGGTAGTACAGATGAGTATTTAAAGATGAACAGGATCGAGCAAGAAGCGATTGCAGAATCTGTCGGTATGACTAGAGACGGACTAGCTGATGTCTTAAAGCAGCAAGATTATTATAGGAAGCTTGGTGCTACAAATTTAAAGCAAGCTCAAGAAGAGCTTCGAATCTTAAAAGAAAGAGGTTTAACACAAGCTCAGATCAGTGAGAAGATCGGAGAAGATGCTTACAATTATATTACACAGACATCTACTGCCGAGCGTCTTACTGAAATGATGAATAGAATCAAAAATGTTTTTATTGAGTTTGTAGAGAAGTCCGGTATTTTAGATTTTATCACTAACCCACAAAAGATACAAGGTTTTGTAACAGGGTTAATAAACAGACTTGCAGGAGCTGTTCAATTAATTGGCGATATTATAGCAAGTGCATTAGAGGCAGTAGGTAGTGTAGTAGGATTTTTTGGCGGCAATTCAAGTAAGTGGAAAGGTCTAGCAGGTTCTGTTAGAGCAGGGTCAGTAGGATTAGCGAGCGGAATGAGAGGAGCTGCAGAAGCTGCCGGAGGTATGTTTGGAGAAACTGCTCCATCAATTAGCGGAACGATTCAACAAGGTACTAGACAACAGAGCACTGCTCCTGTAGGAGCTACAAAAGTTACCGGAAAAGAATCATCTAGTATTAGCGGAGGTGATAGTGTCGGTAATGTTTATTTAGATGGACAGAAAGTAGGAGCTATAATATTCAATAAATACAATCAAATCCCAGGATTAGATAAAGCGTAAATTATGGATATACTAGATCAAATAGGAGATTCGCAATTAAGTAAACAAGGGCAGACGAACCCTTCAGGCATCTTTGAAGGTACTCCTGCTAACGTAGCTGCAGTAGTTAGAGGCGGTTCTGTACCGCGAGCATCCGCCGTTGTCCCTGTTGCTCAAAACCCTATTGATGTTACGTTTAATTCTAGACCCCAACCTACTTATTTAGATTATTTGAAGTCCGTTAATAAACTATAAAATGCCTTTAATTAATTTTAAGACGGATTTAACTAGCCTCCGGTTTGGAGGAGATAGACCAGGAGGCGGTAGTAGTAATCAACCCTACATGCAATTCCCTATCGATAATGAACAAGTATCACCTGCGATTAGAGGTTATTACGAAATCAATAGAACTGCATTAGATTTTCCAGTGAGAGGTGGTGCAATAACTCAATTACTAACAGCCGGATCAGGAATTATTTCTTCAACTTTAGACAGAGAGAGAATACAAAAATTTTTTAAGGATGCACCTAGAGGTACTGCTTTTATTGAAAAGCAATTAGGTTTACAACTTACGAACCCTAGACTACAGGTACCTAATGCTTTAACTTTTGCAGGACCAAGTCTAGGAAATACTTTTTTACCTGTAACTAATGTATATAATCCTCTTAACACACTAGCACAAGTACAATTCCAAGGTACTGGTGCACATTTTAATAGGCACGGAGTAGGACCGGCAATTTATGAGAGACTACAACAGACTTATGCTTTTGTAGCAGGCGCTCCTCAAAATAATACCGAGGCGACTAATAGACTTTCAATATTAAGAGCTCTGAAACTTATTGGTTCAACTGATTTTATCATTAACCCTGACGTAGTGGGCGGGACAGGTATTGACCCTGCTTTAGCAGGTCGATTAGGGATTTCCCTAGTACAAAATCAGCTGTTTAATTATTTAGGAGGTCCTGGATCAGTATACGGAATCGGATTTACAAGGATCTCTAGATATACTGATACTAACGTAACTAAACTAAGCGAAACAAACCCTGACCCTAAATTTACCGTACAAGGTACACCGGGGGTAGCATATTCAACTATCGCTCTAACCTACCAGCAAATTGCAAATCAAGGTACCAATACAAGAACTCGGATTGACCAACCGATACGTGATTTTAGAAACTTATTACCAACAGGCACTCCAAGATCAGACTATAGCAATTTTAATATTGCAAACCCTTTTAACGGTACAGGCGGTTTAGGTGTAGGTAATCCTGGAGCATCTAGAGTAAGGGCGAGGTATGTTGATGTTACTAATAACGGCGAAGATTCATTAAATATGCTAAATCTTTTAGCAAGAGGAGCCCAAGCCCCCAACCAGTTTTTTTACAATCCGAATAATAGCGATCCATGGAAAGTAGCTGGAGACGAATCGAAAGATATTATTAAGTTTGCTTTTGAGTGTATAGATAACGATAATTTAAATTTTACAACAGCTCTTATTTTTAGAGCATTTATAGAAGGACAGATAAGCGATACTAATACAGGAGAATATAACAGTTTTAAGTATTTAGGAAGAGGTGAGACATTCAGAACATATCAGGGTTTTGATAGGACAATAGGATTTGGATTCAAAATGTTTGCTCAAAGCAGACAGGAAATGCTGCCGATGTATACAAAATTGAATCAGCTAATTTCCCAGGTATATCCAGATTATTCAGAACAGTATAATTTAATGCGCGGTAATGTTGTTAGATTAACTATTGGCGATTATATTTACAGGATGCCAGGCTTTTTAGAGAATGTAAACGTAACCATCGATAATTCTAATACACCATGGGAAATAGTGTTAAATCAGTTCGGAGAAGAAGGTGATGTAAGGCAGTTACCGCATATGGTTACTGTTCAGTGTACGTTTAAGCCAATAATGGATATTCTACCGAGAAAAGTTAGCAAATCAAATCCATTTGTACCATTAATTGCTAATAAAGATCATTTTATTGATCCTACTGCTACTACTATTGCTGATAGAGCTAAGAATACTGCTGAAAATCCAAACCCGATTGCACCAATCGTAGGGGCACTGGGTACAAACTCAACTCCTCAAGTTACAACTACTAACCCACCTCCTCAGCCTGTACCACGAGCACCCAGACAGGGCGGATTAGGGGCACAAGATTTCGATTTAACTAACCCGTTATTAATTGGAGGATAATGCAATCAAGATATCAAAACATACCGACAACTAAATACAATATCACTGGCAGCGAGTATTATCAAACTAACGTGTATCCTACGGTACAGCCAACAGATACTGATTACTATGTTATAACAACAGTAAATGATAGACTTGATTTACTTGCTTTTGATTTTTATCAAGATTCGAGTTTATGGTGGATAATCGCGTCTGCAAATGCACTACCGGGAGATTCTATTTATCCTCCCGTTGGTATTCAATTAAGAATACCAACTAATATTCAATCAATACTAAATACATATAATTTAGTCAACGATGGCAATTAAGTTATCAAACGTCATTGGTGCACCATTTAGCGATGATGTATTAAGACAGCTTTCAGTTAGAGCACGTCGTAATAGTACCTTGAGTAGATCCAATGAAGAAGTTTTGTTTTTAGCTAATAAAATGGCTTGGGCACGACTCACTTCTTCTGTAAACGTTACTACCTTAAGCGAAAATGAACGGAGAATATTTTTCAATGATTTAGAACTCGACCCTGGTGACTACCCGAACCCTGATTCTTTAGCTCAAAACTGGATACTAGAAGCAGGAGCTTCTATACAAAAAGGAAACGGTATCGCTCTAAGACAAGGGATAGGTCCTAATGGCGCATACGGATTGGGTGGAACTGAAGAATTAGGGTATAGACCAATGCCTGGTCTCCTATCAGTACAGGTAGAAACTACTGGACGCCTAGGCTCACTTAGACAAGCAACTATAACTTTTAACGTATGGAACATGAATCAGTTGAATGTTATAGAAGCCCTCTATTTCAGACTCGGGTATTCAATGTTACTAGAATGGGGACATACGCAGTATTTCGGTAATACAAATTCTAACGGTAGTATAGTTCCGGATGGTGTATTTGTATCGAAAGAAATCTACGGAATTGACAACCCTTTTGGACCTAATAGAACTAAAGAAACTATTCAACAAGATATTGCAAGAAAAGCAAGAAAAACATCTGGAAACTACGACGGGATGTTAGGGGTAGTTTCTAATTTTAACTGGTCTTTTAATCAACAAGGAGGTTACGATTGTACAGTAAGGCTGATAGGCCTAGGAGCTGTTATGGACTCCATGAGAATAAATCAAGCCTATACTTTACCTGAAGGCGCTGTTAAAAAATTTAAAGAAGAACAAAGTGTTCTCGAACGTCAAGTTCAAGCATCACTTGCAACAATACAGGCTGAAACTGGAGTACAGGAACTAAGCGGGGTTAATCTACCGGCAATACCCGGCAATCCTGATGAGCTTTACAGGTTAGTAAAGGAGTATATTGGACCAAGTGATTTAACTTACAAAGACTTTATACAAAATTATTTAGCAATAGGTGTACGTAACTTTAAGACCGGTGAATATTTTGATACACAGTTTGTAGAATTTAAAACTTCTTTAACTAATAAAGACCTTGCAACTCTAGAGGCTGCTAATGAAAAATTTGGCGGGTTATGGATTCCTGTAGGTAATATCTATTATAATTTAAATGCAAACCTTAGTACAGGTGCAACATTATTATTTGCAGGTCCAGGATCGATAAGTAGTTTTATAGAAGAATATTTCAACCGCTTTCCTGTAATTCAACAAAACATAAATGTAGAAGCAGAAGAACAGGTAGGTCTTAATCCTTTAGCTAGATTATTTCAGTATCAAACGCGGCAATATACAACTACTAGTAGTGGCGGTGTAGGAGGTGCTAGTACAAACATAACCTCAGTATCACTAGACAGTACATTAGTATCAAACACAGGAAATAGTAGCGGCTTAAGAGCTGAATTTAGAGTTAGACTAGGAGCTCCAGCGAATACAGAAAAATTAATCTATTTTCAATTACAGGGAACTGTAAATGCTCCGGACCCAAATCGTCCAGTTACTAGGAGACTTGTAATACAAGCCCTAGAAAAATGGATTAATTCTGGAGCTCCAGCGGTAATAACAGAAGTGGTAGCACCAAGCGGGGAACTTATCGTAATAAAAGGTAGTTTTCAAACAGACGTAATAGTTACTGTGGGCGGTAGTTCTACGACCAAAGTCATTAATTGGGAATTCGAAACAAATAACCCCGGCTTCATTGCGTCTACTGCTGAGGCTCAACAACCTCAAATCCCGCCCGTTCAAGAAACGCAACAACCGAATACCGGCGACGCTAACGGCAATGTCAATCAGCCTGATACTCAACAAATTGAATCCGCACAAGGATTTCAGTCTGCATTAGATGCTATGTTAGCTATCATTCAATCTAGGTGCCAGGTTGAAGCATTAAAAGCAAATTTAGATAATCCTGTTATAGCTGTGGATATTGTAGATATAACTAGACAATTTTACCAAGGAGGTATATTTGATAAAGTATTAAGCACTAGCCCTAATGAAAATATTCAACCTGGTACCTTTGATTTAACTCAGTTTGCACTTAGAGGGTTCAATGCAGACTTTATGGCCTATCCTGATGACAAAAAAGGAGTAATCCTGTTTGGTAGTAAAATATTACAGACTCCTACTGTTGATTTTAACGATCTATGTAAAGCATACGTTGTAAGATATCCAAAATCTTCTCCTGATGCACCTACTACTACAGTACGTATACCTGTTTACCTGCAGTTAGGGTATTTATTAGCATTTTTAAATAATATGTGTTTATTTTATGATTCCAAACAAAAGACTACCGGTACTGAGAGCGCAGCAGGAACTGAAAAACGCCCGTACGTTTATATAGATTTTAATCCAGAGACTAATTTTTGTTTAAGCTCTCCTCAACAAATGTCTATCGATCCTTTTACTTGTTTAATTCCTTTAAATGCAAATAATCTTGAGTATAAAGCTTTATTTGCTGAAGGTATTAAAACCGGAGAATTTTTTAATCCGGAAAAACAAAATAGGATTACTGCTGCTTTAAACGAAAACGGATTGTATTTTAAATCTATTAGTAATCGTTATCAAGGTAAGATAATGAATATACTACTTAATATCGATTATCTGTTAAGAGTAGTCAAAGAATATTCAAACGCAGATAAAGAACAAGCTGTAAATTTGCAGTTGTTCTTAGAGAGAATAGTGGCAGATATTAATAAATCGTTAGGAAATATTAATGCTTTGAGAGTTGCGTACAGAGATGATGCAAACACTATACAGATAGTAGACGATCAATGGGTCCCTAATTTACCTCTCGAAAAAACTCTCATAGATAGAACTCAATATAAGGAAGCTTTAAAAACAGATCCGATTCTAGCCGGTCAATTACCGGTTTTTGAATCAACAAGTCTACCGTCTGTAACAACATTTAGTTTAGCTAGAGAATTTCAATTTAAAACAACCTTTTCTACCAAGCTAGCAAGTATGATAGCGATATCAGCTCAAGCAGCAACAGGATCTATAAACGCTAAAGACCATTCCTCTCTAAGCTATTTAAATAGGTCTTTTCAAGACAGGTATAAGCCTTATGTAGAAGATGCTACAAATAGAAATAAAGGAACAAATAGTAACGCTTCAGGAAATACAGGCAGAGTTAATGACACTTCAAATGATCAGAAAGCTGCAGATACCTTTAATGCTCATGTTGCAAGTATTTACTCAAATGCACAACTCACTGAAGAGAAAATAGAGATGGCTAAAAACTACTACATAGAGAGGATGTCGAAAGTAAAATCTCTAGATAAAGCAACTACAGCTGCACCTTTTATTCCAGCCGATCTCGAAATAACTATTGACGGTATCAGCGGGATAATAATGGGTAATGCCTTTACCGTACCTGAAAGTAGGCTACCTCGTTCATTGAGAGCTTCCGACGGATATACTAAGGTAGGATTTATTGTGACCGGATTGAGTCATACTATAGAAAGTAATCAATGGTTGACAAAAATAAAAGGTCAAATGATAAAATTAAGAGAGGATTCAGCCTTAAGAATACCGGTCTATACTCCTAGTAGAGATCAAGGACAGTTCCCTTCAACAGTAAGAAATACAGCGTTAAGTATTATAGAAAGTACACCTTGGAGTGCAGCTTTTATTAGCTATGTAATGCGACAAGCCGAAGTATCGTTTCCTTCGAGCGATAGTCATGCCGCATACGCACAATCTTTAAGAGGAAATAGCCGCGGTTTTCAAGTATTAGATCCCGGGAAAACAAAAGTACTGTTAGGAGATCTAGTGGTAAAAAATAGAGAAACAAGTAGGTTAACATTCGGAACGAGTGTATGGAGTGGATCTAGCCATGGAGATATAATTGTGAGTATTAATAATAATACTGCTGTAGCGATAGGAGGCAACGTGGGAGATACTGTCGGACAAACCAATATACCCCTTACAGACGGGCTACTATCTACCGGAACCGCTTCTGCTCCAAATTATTTTGTTATCTTAAGACCACCTACCGGAGTAGTAAGTTCAATTATTAATATAGCTAATAGAGAATATAATCTTTGGAGAACTAATGCATGGAAAGAAACTACCGCTGCAGCTATTGTAACTTTAAGACAGTACTATAGTACTGTAGGAATAATAATATAATTATGCCGTTAAGATATTATCCATTAGCAGCTATTCAAGAAAACAGGTATACAAGAGGAAATCAATTTGTATTACCTGACAAAACTCCCTACACTGGTAGGTACTATACTTTGTATAACGGAAAATCGTATACAGGAATTAATCCAGTACTAGGAACAAATATACTTTTAACACCTATCGAAGAACCTAAAACAACTAACTCCTCCTTACTTACCCCGGGAAGATCTTTACTTTCAGGACAGAGATTAGATTTAGTAGAACCCTATGCTTCGTCTAGGTTAAAAAACGGAGAAGATAATAGTTTAGTACTAACTGAATTACTTCCGTATTACCCGAGTCCCGGAGAAAGCGATTACGCACGTGGATATTTTACTCGCTATTTCGCTAAGACTGTAAGCGGACCCGGGTATGTATTTGAGATATCAAAGCTAGACTGGACTAAAATTCAAAACGGAGATATTGCAGCTGAAAATATTTTAGGTTACGAAAGTATTGATATGTTATGGCAATTAACCGGACCGTTAAATGATACTAGAATATCTCAATATCAGATAAAAGGAGGTATAGCAACTACAAATAAACGCGTTACAGAATCTAAAAACAAAGTATTTAACGGACTTCTAGATTTTATTGGCGGGGACTATACCAAATTTGCAAAAATTACACCTTAGTAGTTGGATTAGAGATAATTTTATCTTATATTACTTAAAGGTTTTAAATCAATGTTATGTACTACATTATCGAGACTGTTGAGCAGTTAAGAAAACTTCCGAAAACTGATAAATGCTATATTAATCTAGTTCCTTCTTCGGAAGAAACTCATCCGATATTAACTGCACCTTCTGTACTTTACTACAACGATTTTCAAAAAGGTTACATACTTCCTATAAATCACCCAGAAGGCTTTTCGCTGAATATAGAAGAGGTCCAGATTCTATTATTTGATATTGAAAAGGTTTATCTGGTAGATAAAAAGAAACATTCGTATTTCCTTTACTTGCCTCAAGCAATCGACCTGTGCTTTAATATCCTTGATTCAAACGGTGAAATTAAAGACGTAAAATGCGATACTCCTATTCATTCAGATTTCTACAATAAATTTAAATATTTTGAAAAAACAAACGAGCTGATTCCAATTTCTAAGCATTATGAGAGATGTGAATGTATTTTTGAAAACTTGAAAAAGTATTGCGGAAAAGAAGGTAACGTTGATTGGCAAAACAGATACGTAGAAGCTTATAAATGGGTCGAAGAACAGGGTCTAACGTTAAATGAAAAGGTTTTCGATAAGTTTTTTGAACCTACATGGAAGGCACGCTCTGTCAAGGATAATAGGATATTCACAAGCTATAACCTTTTTAACATAACATCTAGACCTACTAACGCCTTTAACGGCATTAACTTCCTTGCTTTCAATAAAGAAAACGGTTCCAGAAGCGCATTTATTCCAGAAAACGATACTTTTATTGAATTCGATTTCGACGGATACCATGTCAGATTAATTGCAAATATGTTAGACTTGAAAATACCTACTGATGATTCAGTTCATATGATTCTTGGCAAGCAGTATTTTGGAAAAGAGGAGCTAACACCAGAAGAATATCAAGAGTCTAAAAAAATTACATTCAGGCAACTCTATAATGGAATCGAATCAGAATTTAAGCATATCGAACTTTTTAGCAGTATAGACGAGTTAGTACAAGCTACTTGGTTAGAGTATAAGAAACGAGGGTATTTAAGATTACCAAACGGAAGAGAGATAGTAATGGAAAATGCTAATCCACAAAAGCTTTTCAACTACTACGTTCAGTGTTTAGAGACTGTAAATAACACTAAAAAACTTATCGCACTTAAAGAGCTCTTTAAAGGTAAGAAGAGCAAAGTAGTTCTAGTAGTGTACGATTCAATCCTTATAGACTATTCAGCCGAAGATGGAAAAGGATTTCTAAAGCAAATAAAAGATTTGCTAGAAGAAGAAGGATATAGGGTAAAAGCTAAAAAAGGAGATAACTACAACTTTTAGAAGAATTTAAGACTATTTATTATGGCATATATACAACTAACGCAAGAACAATTGAAAAATAAGTTATTTTGTACGTTTTGTACTAAGGATAGGCTTGAAGAGACATTAAGTTTAATACAGGAGGAGTATTCAATAATGTACAAAAAGATATTTGTTTTAGAGTCTCCTGATTCTGAAGAGTTTCTCTGCACTTATAATATTGAAATAGAAGGAAGCAGTATAAAAGTTTTACAGAATACTATTTTACTACATCGAAAAAAAGAGACAAATACGTTATACACTATTAACAGTCTCAACCTTTTAATAAAATCACTAAACGAAGGCGTTCTAGATACTTCCTATCGAATAAATTGGCCGGATTATAGAAACACAGTTCTTCTGTCCCAAGGGGATGAGCTTAAAAAGCTTTCCACAAAAATTTATAAAATAGTTAACGTATAAGTTGACTGTTTGAATTTTTCTCTTTATATTTTCATATAAACAATAATTAAACTTTAAACTTTAAGTTATGGGCATGGATTTAGGTGCAATCAAATCTAAACTAAGCGCCTTGCAAAATCAAAGACAAGGCGGTCAGAAAAGAGACTTATCATTAGTTTTATGGAAACCGACTGTAGGTAAGCATTCAGTACGTATTTTGCCTGCAGTATGGGATAAGTCTAATCCTTTTAAAGAAATACTATTCCACTATGGCATCGGAAATAAAGTGATGCTAGCTTTATCTAATTTCGGTGAAAAAGATCCGATTGTTGAGTTTTCAAAACAACTTGCATCAACCGGAGATAAGGAAAATTGGGTAATGTCTCGCAAGCTAGAACCTAAGATGCGAGTATTTACTCCTGTAATTGTACGTGGAGAAGAAGACAAAGGTGTTCGTCTCTGGGAATTCGGTAAACAGATTTACGGTGAATTGCTTAGCTTAGCAGACGATCCAGATATTGGAGATTATACTGATGTTATTCAAGGTAGAGATATTACTATTGAAACTACTAGCCCTGAAACAAACGGTACATCTTTTAATCAGTCAAAAGTGCGCGTACGTACTAAGACAACAGCTCTATCTGATGATCCTAAAGAAGTTGAAAAATGGTTAAATAATCAACCTGATGTATTTACTATATTCAGAAAGTACTCCTACGATGAAATGAAACAAGCTCTACTTAGCTGGTTAAACCCTGAAGATTCAACCGAAGAAGTAGCTACTACTCCTGAACCACCTAAGCAAGAAGAAGCACCTGCTGCTAAACCAGCTTCATTTTCATTAAACAACAAACAGAAGTCTAATATCGACGACGAATTTGACGAACTTTTCAAGTAATAGTTTATGGCTAAATCAACAAGGGCTTCGCTAAACGAAAGTATAGCGGGTGCCGTCAAGGGTACTTTTAACCTAGATAAGTTTATTGCCTCTAAGAATCTATCTAGTACGTCGATTAAAATGAAAGAGCAAACTTGGATACCCTTATCTAAGGCTTTTCAAGACTGCTTATCTATACCCGGTATTCCAGTCGGACATATAACATTACTACGAGGACATTCCGATACAGGTAAGACTACCGCTCTTCTTGAGGCTGCAGTAAGTGCACAGAAGGTAGGTATCTTACCTGTATTCATCATTACTGAGATGAAATGGAATTGGGAACATGCCCGGCAGATGGGATTAGATTTTCAAAATGTACCTAACGATGAAGGAGAGGTAGCGGACTACAAAGGATTTTTTATCTACGTAGATAGAGAAAGATTAAATACTATTGAAGATGTAGCTGCATTTATTGCCGATCTTTTAGACGAACAGAAAAGAGGTAATTTACCTTACGACTTATTATTCCTTTGGGATTCTGTAGGATCGATTCCATCTAGATTATCCGTAGAGTCTAACAAGAACAATAACGAGTGGAATGCAGGTGCTATGTCCCAACAATTCGGTAACTTTATTAACCAGAAGATTGTTCTTTCCCGTAAGCAAAGTCAACCTTATACAAACACTATGCTTGCAGTAAATAAAATCTGGGTTGCTAAAGCAGAGAATATTATGGCCCAGCCCAAGATGAAAAACAAAGGCGGCGATACGATGTATTTTGATGCTTCTTTGATTATTACTTTTGGTAATGTAACCAATTCCGGAACTAATAAGATTAAGGCAACCAAGAACGGCAAGGATGTAGAGTTCGCTAAGCGTACCAAAGTTAGTTGTGATAAGAATCACGTTAATGACGTAACATCTACCGGCAGGGTTATTATGACTGCCCACGGATTCATCGACGATACTAAGCAGGCAATCGATGCCTATAAGAAGCAATATTCTAAAGACTGGTTAAAGACTCTTGGATCTACTGATTTCGATGTAGTGATCGAAACTGATGAAGATAATAAAGACGTGTTTGATCCTACTGAAGAATAGCTTATTTTAATGTAAATTAAGGTTGTGACTAGAATCAATGTAGGTATCCCACCTAAGGAACTTAGCAATAAGCATTTAATTGCTGAACATAGAGAGCTAAAACGTATCCCAAACGTAGTAGCTAGAGGTAGGTGTAATCTCAACAATATACCTACCCAATTTTCACTCGGTAAAGGTCATGTATCGTTTTTTTATGACAAGCTAGGATATTTAAAAGAGCGGTATATTGATCTCTACAACGAGTGTATTGCAAGAGGATTTAATGTTCAAAATTACCTTCTGTCCTGGGATAGTATACCTGCAGAATTAATGAACGGATATACTCCAACAGAGAATGACGTTCGAATAATCCGCGAGAGGATAGCTGATAGACTAGCTAATCCAATTGCTAAACAAAAAAAGAATGGATTACAGGAAGATGTTCGAACAGATGGAGAAAGAGGAGCCGATAGAGCTACATAAAAATAGTAGAGTATTAATCGTCGATTCACTAAATACTTTTCTCCGTAGTTTCACAGCTATTGGCCATATTAATCCGAGTGGAGCACATATCGGAGGTCTAGCAGGTTTTCTGAGATCCTTAGGTGCTGTAGTAAAGCAGTTGCAACCAACAAGAGTTATTTTAGTCTTTGATGGACAAGGAGGTTCAACCAATAAAAGATACCTCTACCCAGAATATAAAGCTAACAGGCATATAACAAAAATTTCTAACTGGGATGCCTTCGATAACCAAGAAGAAGAGTCTGAGTCTATAACTGCTCAAATCATACGTCTAATTGAATATCTCAAGTGTCTCCCTGTTGACTTAGTAACAGTAGATAAGATAGAGGCGGATGACGTTATCGGGTTCTTAGCAGGGAAATTCGAAGAGAAAGTATTTATTCTATCAACAGATCAAGATTACTTACAACTAGTAAGTAAAAATGTTTCTGTCTTCAGTCCAATTAGAAAAATAATTTACAGTCCAGTAGAAGTAAAAAAAGAGTACGGAATACCGCCCCATAATTTTTTAACTCATAAGGTAGTCGTAGGGGATAAAGGAGATAACGTACCTGGGGTAAAAGGCATAGCAATAAAAACGCTCATTAAATTATTCCCGGCTATAACAACTGATACACGATTCACGGTAGAGGAGCTACTGAACGAATGCAAAGGAAAAGATAAGAAGTATGTTGATATCTACAATTTCAGAAATCAATTAGAGATTAATAAGCAGTTGATGGATTTAGAAAATCCAAATATCTCCGACAACGACAAAATACTTCTTGAGAATATTGCAAACAATCCGAAAAATACTTTCGATCCTAATTGCTTTTTAAATCTATACAAAGAGGACCAATTAGGAAAAACTTTATTGAATCCTCAGATATGGTTAAATGAAACATTTGCAAAAATAGTTAAGTTCGAGTTGAAAAAATAAAAAAATATCCTTACATTATTGTATGAGCGTTTTGAATCAATTAAACCAGTACGGCGTAAGTTTTCAGATTAAGGTCTTATCAAGTCTTCTTAAGCATAGAGAGTTTTTACAGAGCATATACGATATACTCGAAGAAGATTATTTCGATAATCCAGCACATAAATGGATTGTAGAAGAGATTTTAAAGTATTACTATAAGTATCATACAACCTGTACTCTCGATGTACTCCAGGTCGAAGTTAAGAAGATCGAAAACGAGGTATTAAAAGTATCTGTTATCGAACAATTAAAAGAGGCTTATAAAGCTTCTAATGAAGACCAGGAGTTTGTTGAGCAAGAGTTTTCTAACTTCTGTAAAAACCAACAGCTCAAAAAGGCATTACTGTCCTCTGTTGAATTGCTCGAAAAAGGACAATACGATGATATCCGTTACCTTATCGATACTGCGTTAAAAGCAGGTCAAGATAAAAATATCGGTCACGAATATGAGAAAGATACTGAAACCCGTTACAGATTAGAAGAGAGAAGTCCGATTGCAACTCCGTGGGAGCATGTCAATCAACTATTGCAAGGCGGTTTAGGTATCGGGGATCTAGGTATTATTTTCGGTAACCCAGGAGGGGGTAAGAGCTGGATGTTAACTGCACTAGGTGCTATGGCTGTAGCACAAGGACATATAGTTCTTCACTATACTTTAGAACTATCAGAATCTTATGTAGGTAGAAGATACGATGCAGCGTTTACAGGAATTAGGATTCAAGATTTAGGATTAAGTAGAACTCAAGTAGATGAAGCTATTACTAAACTACCTGGAAAGCTTATTATCAAAGAATTCTCTATGGGTAAAGCATCTATATCTACAATAGAGAGCCACGTACAGAAAATGAAAGATCTTGGACATAAACCTGATCTCATTATTATAGACTACGTAGATTTACTAAAATCTAAAAGAAAGTCTGTAGACAGAAAGGATGAAATCGATGATGTATATATTTCTACTAAAGCACTTGCTAGAGATCTCAAAGTCCCTGTTTGGACTGTATCGCAGGTAAATAGAGCAGGTGCAAAAGACGATGTAATTGAAGGAGATAAAGCAGCAGGATCTTATAATAAGATTATGATTGCTGACTTTGCAATGTCACTGTCTAGGAAGAGGATAGATAAGGTAAACGGAACAGGGAGAGCACATATTATGAAAAACCGTTATGGCGGAGACGGTATGACGTATCCTGTAAAAATTAATACTGAAAATGGTAATATTGAAATAGAATCCCGAGAAATGAGTGAGGATGAATTTGTTCAGGAAGGTTCTCAAACGCCCGGTAAACCTATTACAAGTTTCAGTGCAGAAGAAAGAAATTTTTTGCAACAAAGATTTTTTGAATTAGGGAAATAAGCTATTTATTATTACAAAAGTTATCAGATATGAGTATAGCAGAATTATATGTTGAAAAAAGAACTCCTTTCGCTCCTCCAGTGAATCAATCTACTTATGAGCAGTTTGTATTTAATATGGAGAGAAATGGAACTAACGATTTAGTCGAAAGGGATATGGTTGACCCTACTTTCCGCCCTCCACAAGCATCTGATAGCTATCTAGCCCAAAAGTTCCAAAAAGGGCTAAATTCGAACCTATCACAGTAATTTAACTAAGTAGGTTATATATCTTAACGAGAATCGTAAGATCTCGAATGAAAAACCTATCTTTAAAACCTAAAAAACAAACAGAAAATGGACATTTCGCAAAGTATTCTAAGTGACATTACAGTGTACATGAAGTATGCTAAATTTAATTCTCTAGTTAACAGAAGAGAGTCTTGGGAGGAGTTAGTAGATAGAAATAAAGAGATGCACTTAAAAAAGTTTCCTAACCTTAAGGAGGAAATTGAGAATGCTTACGATTATGTTTATGCTAAAAAAGCTTTACCATCAATGCGCTCTATGCAGTTTGCAGGTAAACCTATTGAAATCAGTCCTAATCGTATCTATAACTGTGCTTATTTACCTATTGACGATTGGAGAGCTTTTGGAGAAACAATGTTTTTATTACTAGGAGGTACAGGTGTAGGTTATTCAGTACAAAAGCATCACGTAGAGAAACTACCTGAGATAAGAAAGCCAGATTCGAAAAAACATCGTCGTTTTCTTATTGGTGATAGTATTGAAGGATGGGCTGATGCTGTAAAAGTATTAGTACGAGCATACTTTGAAGGAGGATCTACCCCAGTATTTGATTTTTCAGATATTAGACCAAAAGGTGCACAATTAATTACTTCAGGAGGTAAAGCACCCGGCCCTCAACCTCTTAAAGAGTGTTTATTGAAATTACAAGGTATTTTAGATAGTAAGCAAAATAATGATAAGTTAACCTCTATTGAGGTGCACGATATGATCTGTCATATTGCTGATGCAGTATTAACAGGAGGTATCCGTAGAGCAGCTCTTATTAGTTTATTCAGTGCCGACGATGAAGATATGATTGCAGCTAAGTCTGGTGCATGGTGGGAGCTAAACCCTCAAAGAGGTCGTGCTAATAACTCCGCTGTATTACTACGTAGTAAAGCCGACGAAGAGTTTTTTATGAATTTGTGGGATAAGATTAAGGCATCAGGTGCTGGTGAACCAGGTATCTATTTTAACAACGATAAAGACTGGGGAACCAATCCATGCTGTGAAATCGCATTGCGCCCTTATCAATTCTGTAATCTATGTGAAGTAAACGTATCAGACGTTGTAGATCAAGCAGATTTAAATGCACGCGTTAAAGCTGCAGCATTTATTGGTACGTTACAAGCTTCTTATACTAACTTCCATTATTTGAGACCGGTATGGCAGCGTACTACTGAGAAAGATGCTTTAATTGGTGTAGGTATGACCGGTATCGGGTCAGGTGTTGCACAAAAATTAGACCTTAAGCAAGCTGCCGAAATCGTAAAAGAGGAGAATACACGTGTAGCTAAGTTAATTGGTATTAATGCAGCAGCAAGATGTACTACGATTAAACCTTCAGGTACTTCATCTCTTACTTTAGGTACTTCAAGTGGTATTCACGCATGGCATAACGACTATTACATTCGTAGAATAAGAGTAGGTAAGAATGAAGCGATTTATACGTACCTAGCTGTCAACCATCCTGAACTTGTTGAAGACGAGTATTTCCGTCCCCACGACACAGCTGTAATTTCTGTACCGCAAAAAGCACCAGAAGGATCTATCCTTCGTCACGAATCTGCATTAGACCTACTCGGCAGGGTTAAATTCTTCTATCAAAATTGGATTAAACCAGGACATAGAACCGGTCAAAATACTCACAACATATCTGCAACTGTTTCTATCAAAGAAGAAGAGTGGGAAGAGGTAGGTAAATGGATGTGGGAGAACCGTAAATTTTATAATGGACTTTCTGTACTTCCGTTTTCAGAACATACCTACAAGCAAGCTCCTTTCGAAGACTGTACTAAAGAGCAGTATGAAGAACTTATGAAAAGTCTCCATAATATAGACTTATCTAAGGTAGTTGAGTTTGCTGATATGACTAACCTGATGGGAGAAGTAGCTTGTGCAGGAGGAGCTTGTGAAGTTGTATAAAAACCAAGTACATTATATCTGGGTAGGGGGTAATAAGTTACCTGATGATTTCAAGTCAAATTTTGAAAAGACTCAGGAACTTAATCCGAGCTATAATTTCAATATTTGGACAGAAGAAAGAATTCTACCTTTTTTAGAGGAGTTTGAAGAATTATTTTCTAGATCTTCCATATTTCATAAATTACAGTTAAGCAGATATCTAATTTTAAATAAGGAAGGAGGTATTTGCTGTGATTTTGATATAGAGTGGAAAAAAGGCTTTGACACTGTCTATAGTCTGTTTGAAGATTATAATTTAGTGTTTACTAGAAGGAATAGTCTATACTCTTATAGTTCTGCTGAAAAGATATATCTAAAAGACGATTATGTAATTGTTGCTAAACCAGGGTTCACGAAATCTTATATAGAATACTGCCTTACTAGAACCGACTCAAAAGGAGACGAATCTGAACCTTTTGGGGTACGAGCACTCACGGAATGGTGTTTAAAACAGAAAAAAGTAGGCTATTTCGATAGTACTCAGATTTATGATGATCCTAGCTCTAGTATAGCATATCATTACAATAAGAGAACATGGGCTAAGTAAGTATGGACTAGAGTCTTCTACTATTTATTAACATGAGTCTTCTTGATTTATTCAGAAAAAGTAGGTTAAAAATAAATACTCCTAACGGAAATAAACCTGCTCCCTACCAAGACAGTGTTGCAAAAGCACGTAATGTACGATTCCCGCCAACTATATCTCCGGGAACTGGTTTCGATGATTATATTCGGTATGAAGAAACAGGAGCAGTTGCTGGAACTCCAGATCCGGTTGAATTAACAATTTATATGGTTACAGAAAATGATGATTTCTTAATGACCGAAGATAATAATAATCTCATAACTACACAAGAAATAATATAAATAATAGCTAGCAAATGGCAAACGTAAAAATATCACAACTTCCTGCAGTCACTTCCGTTACCGGAACCGATGTACTTCCTGTAGTAGCTTCAACTACTACTTCAAAGCTATCAATCACTAATCTTGCGAATTCATTACCGCAAGTAACTTCGTCTATTAGTGCTTCTGTAGCAGTATCTTCTTCTTATGCATTGAGTAGCTCTTTTGCAGTATCTGCATCCTGGG